GTCAAGGGCGTGGAGAACACCATCCGCGCCGTCAGCAGCATCGCGCGCGACGGCATGCGCGAGACCGACAACGAGATCATCCGCCTGATGATCGGGGAGGAAACTGTCAAATGAAGATGCTTGTCACAGGCTTCACGCCGTTCGGCGGGGAGCAGATCAACCCCTCGTGGGAGGCGGCACGCCGGCTTCCCAACCGCATCGGGGGAGCAGAGCTCATCAAGCATGAAATTCCGACGGAGTTTGACGCCTCCGGTGCTGCGCTGCACAAACTTTTGACGGAGCTGCGTCCCGACGCGGTGCTCTGCGTCGGCCAGTACGGCGGCTTCTCCATCATCAGAGCTTGCCAAGGTAATAGTATCTACAAAAACGATGGAGGAAACGGGGAACAATTCCACATTCCTTGCTTCGTAGGTGCAGGACGTATAGCCAATGGGAGCATTGGCCGGACGGAACCGGGCACGGGGTACGCCGGTGCGTACAAACGTCTTGATCATGGTCTTGGAACCCACCACGGAAGCAAGCTGCGTTACTTCAGGAGCGGAAAGACCCACTTCTTCGATCAATCCGATGTCGGATGCCGAACCGTTGCGTTTCTGGATGTCCAGTAGAGTCAAAAAAGCCATGGCTTAGTTCTTTTCCTTGTTGATGTTTTCAATGATGCGGTCACGTCCAGTGAGTTCTTCGCCGCCGCTTCCGCCTTTACCCTTGTTGGCGACCACCGTCGCAAACGCGGGGTCCGGCTTCATCGTGTCAATCAAAGCCTTGCCGGCCTTGATATTGGCAGTCAGGGCGGTCTTGAGCGCTTCCTTGGCTTCTTCGTTTTCCGGGGCAATCTTGCCGGCCTTGATGGCGGCTTCAATTTCCGCGTCAATGAGAGCCGCCTTGGATGCTTTCACCTCGGCAAGTTCCTCTTCCGCGGCTTTCAGTTTGGCTTCGGTGTCGTCCAGCTTGGCCTTGGCCGCCTTGCAGGTGGCCGCTTCCTTTTTGGCGTCCTCCGCCTCCTTTTTGGCCGCTTCAAGTTCCGCTTTGGACTTCTCGCCTCCTTCGGATTTTTTCTTCAGGTCGTTGATTTTATCCTCCGCGATCTTGCCGGCCTTATCAGATGCGGCTTCCTCTTTGGTGAGGACGCCGCATTTAACCAGTAGTTCGTACATTGTTGTATTTGTGTTGTTTGTTTGGTTATGAACGGCGTCGGTATCCTCTCCGTCGCTATTCAAGGGGGTATCCGGTCCAAGGACCGTGAAATTCTCAAGCTTGGCCTTGCTGGCCGCAATGCGGGCAATGTTTTCAAAGGCCGGGTCATTGACCAGGGAGCCCACCTCAATGTCATCCGGCTCCAGCCCCACGGGTTTGCAAGTGTTGAGGTCAAGCCTGAACGCCGGTGAAAAATAGCCGTAGTCTTTTCCCTCCTTGGCATTCTTGCCGCTCAATGTCCATTCGCCCACCAGAATTGGCCCGACCCCGTCCAAATAGTCAAAGTCGGACGGAAGAAAGGAGGCTGGCCCCATTTTATGATCAAACAGACAGACAGGACGGACGTTTTTTGCCAGCTTTAAGGCTAGGTCACGTTTCAAGGGGGCCAGACAGGAGCGGTCTACAATCACCTTCTGCCGCCCGCCAACGGATGCATTGATATAATGCACGCCCTCCGGCATGTATACAATGCGTGCCGGAGAATCACCACTGAACGCAAGAGGGACGTTAAACTCAAAATCCATGCCCCAAGCATGGCATGAAACGCGATTGCGTAAATAGTCGGGGCTGGATATGGATTTCAGGCATCCAGGGAGGCCGCCAGAACGTCCATGAGCTTGATGCCATAGGCCGCGGCCAATTCTTCGCTGGCCGGGATGGCGTCCGGCCACGGGTCCTGTGTGATGGATTGGCGCAGGGCGTACACCGCACGCACCCCGCCGCCTTCCACGGCCTCAAACAGGGCGCTTTTGTTGGGGATGGTGAACAATTCCCCGATTTCAGAGCGATAATCAGCCGCCCGGCGCCCGTGGGCCTCCGGAACAAGGGGAATGGTCAGTGCCCCGGCATTTTTGGCCGTGATCGTCCCTCCCCTGATTTTGTGCCGCAGGGAGCCGTCCTCGTCAGGGTTTGTGATGACCGCTCCGGAAGCGTCCGCAGAGGAAAGGAACCATTTGCGCGCAATGTTGGAGAACCAGCCTGTCGACATGCGGCCCGGGCCGTGTGTAGGAAGTGAGTTGTTGACCCAGTGTTCCCGCCCCTTGTTGTCGTACCAGGACGCCAGATAGTCCCGCAGGTATTCCCCGCTTTCCCGGTTCGCGGCTTCCAGCGTTTCCGGGGCAACGATTTTCATGGCCTCATTCAGCACGGCGTCAAAGCCGCTCATTTCAATTTCAATGTTCATGGCCCGTCATCCTTCCACATTGGCGGTTTCCGGCTCGCGCATGGAGTTCCAGCCGGCTTCCAGCGCGGCGTGCTGGATCCTGACAAGCCGGTCTTCCAATTTGGAGGTGTCTATCTGGTCCCACAGGTCCGGCACCTGCTCACGGGCAGACCGGATGACCGTTTCCAGGTCTTCCCCGGCCTCGACGGCGGCGATAAGGTTTTCTATGAATCCGGCAAGGCCGGAGGTCAGTTCATGGGCTGCCTGGTCCGTCTGACGCCCGATGCGCGCGGCAATCCGGTTGACCTCGTCAATGTGCTTCAGCGTTTTTTTTTACGCGCTGCATGCACCAGGGATTCCCGGTCCAGGTCATCCATCTCTCCCGTTTCCGGGTCGTCTCCAAACGATGGTGGCTGATAGAGCTCCGCGCCTTCTTCGGGCATGGGAATATCCAGCCAGTCGTAAACCTGTTCCTTTGCGACGGGAACAAGCTTGGTTGCCCTTTCCACCCAGCCAAGTTTTGCTTCGCTCATGCCGGAGGACGGGTCCTTGAAAGAGATGATCGGCAGGTGTTCCGGAAGGCGGCCCATGTTGAGCCGGAGAATGGCCGGAACAAGCTGCTGGTTGAGGATGCCGGCAACATATTTGCCGCGGGCCAGCACGACCTTGTTTTCCGCGGCTTCATGCACTTCTCCCAACGCACGGTTGCCGCCCTTGCTGGAAACGTCGCTGGTCAGGGTTTGCCCTAAAATCAGGATGTCACAAGCATTATTGGACTCGCGGAGCATGTCCAGGTGCGGAAGCTGTGTCCCTCCCTTGACGGCGTCGACGAAGTCAACCTGTGCTTCCGGGTCAGTCACCAGGATACCGGTTTGCCCGAATTTAATCATCTGGTCAAATAGCTTCCGCTGGGCCACCGTTCCCGATGCCCTGCCATGACGAAGAGGGGAACCGAATATCTGGCAGAATTGCATGAACCAGGAGAGGCCGAACTTGGCAGCCCCGAACCATCCCACCAGGGCGAGCATGTTTGCTCCGTACATGGGGTGGTCAAGCCCGTCGCAGTTGATGGCGGCAATGAATTTATCAGGCGGGAATTCCATTTCGGGGCTGTTCCCTACTCCATCCGGACACAGGACAAGGCGGTCAATCTGCGCCGGATAGCTGGACCATTTGAAAAACGTGGACGGAATGGGGCAATATGCGCGGGGAGACCGTATCTTGCCGGGTTCCCACATGATTTCCAGCACGCCCACCCCGCGTTCCGGCGCTTCCGCCAAGGCTCCGATCAGTCCATTCAAATCCAGTTCCCACTTCCCCTGTTCCAGCCGGCAGCGGTACAAGGCGGATTCAACAAGATTCGCGTGCTTGATGGCTTCCGGAGTCGGCTTCTTTCCCTTTTCCGCCCACGGGGTTACGGCAAGCTCCAATTCCTGCACGTTTTCCCGGAGCTTCCGCAAGTTGCCCCGCAGCCGCGGCCATTCGATTTTCATCGAGCGGAACACGCGTTCCAGATCGAGCATGTTGCCCGTCTGGACGCTTTCACGGGCATTTTTCAGCACCTTGGGCGTGATGGTCTCATAGATGCCGAGATAGCCGCGTTCCTGCGGGGAGCGGTCCTCGAAAATCTCAATGTCAGCGGCCTTGGTTGTCTTGGCGGCCTTTTGGCTGCGGGGCTTCTTACTCATGGGACGGATAAGTGGGGAGAAGGATTAAACGAGGGAACGGGCAACGCTGTAGGCGTCGTCACAGCGGCGCAGCCAGCCGCGCCCGAAGGTCGGGAACTGCTTGCAGGAGCGGTAGAAGGCTGCTCGCTGTTCCCGGAGGTCATCAAGGAATGCTGCATCATTACCACGCGATAGGGAATTATGCAGAAATGCCTTGGACATGGGGCCAATGATGCCATCCACAGTGAGGCCGGAATGATGTTTGTCGAGGACGCGCTGCAATATCTTCCCGGTGTTCTTGCTGCCGGAATTGAAATAGTGGTCCCGGAGGAAGAACTCAATGCCCGGATGGGCGTCAGAACCAATCCAGGCGCGGACCGCGGCGGTATTGTCCAGGACGTACTGAAGACAGCCCTCCCAGGCTTCTTCCCGCTTTCCGGCGTCCAGCAGGGACTTGAGGCGGTTGAATACGGCGGGTTCAATGCCATCGCAAATGCCGCAAATCTCCCATTTCCCGCCCTTGTCGGCAGCAGGGAGACGGGAGACGCGCAGGGAGGCCGGACCGGTCACACGGCTGTCTTCAAAGCGGAGGATGGCCGCAGCCATGTTTCTTTCAGTGTTATTCATAGTTATAACTTGTTTTGATTAGAACTGGTTAGAACTTGTAAGAAAAACTTTACAGTTCAGTCGACAATCTCCCATTCTTCGGAAAACAGTTCGATAAACGTCTCCTTCCACGGCACCCGCCCGAAACGGGATTCCACGTACAGATAGGGAGCTGTCATCTTGCTGTGCTCGTCCGGGAACTGGGCGCGGATGACTACATCCGGGGACCATTTCGGCAATCTGGCTCCCTTGCCATTTTTCAAAGCGTGGAGAGCATCCGAAAAAGAGAGTCCTGAATTGGTGTATAAATTGTTAGGCATATTATTTATTGGTCTGGTGTTCAAGGTTGGAAAGGCGGAGGTCCATTGTGCGGAGTATTTCAGCAGTCTTGGCCGAAGTTTCCGCTTGTTCCTGGACCACCGTCCTGAAGTCCATGTAGATGCAGACGGCAGCCCCAGCCCCGCCGAACATCATGATGATGTCCTTGTACTTGCGGATGGTTTCCAGCCGCTTGTCTACAAAATCACACATGGTCTTATTTCTTGGTAGCTTGAACTACGGGCGGAACCTCCGTCTTGGGCTGGGCCTGGCTGTAGGACAGGTGGCCCTGCTCGATGATCAGGCAGGAACCGTCCTTGCAGACCTCGGTGCGGTCCGGGGTAATGTCCACGTTATGCCCGCAGCCGGTTACGGTGATGTAGCCAGCAGCGGCCAGAGCGCCGATGATGGCGCCGATGACGTACTTGACCCAATTCCCCCAGCGGGCAGATGCCGCCTGCTGGGCCTTTTCAATGTCGTTTTTATTTACGTTCATATTTGTTATTTATTGGTGGTGAAATGTTTAAAGAATACGATGGCGGCAGGGTCCAGAATGATGAAATCCGGGTAGTCCGTGGCGGTGAACGTCCGGCGTCCGCCCTGAGGGTTGACGGCCTCGACGGTCAGCCAGACGCTCTCAACAGATGTGGGCTCGTCAGGGCGCCGGTCAAAATTGATGAAATCCTCCAGCCGCGCCCACACCTGGGAGGCTTGCCAGTCCTCACCCATGCTCGCGATTGCGGTGACTGTTGCCTCCAGGACCGGGGCCTGATCGGCGGGTATGTCATCCTGGGTATAATGGTCAGTGTGAGTGTAGCCGTCCGCGTCCTGGTACACGGCTGTCATGGTGTACTTGTCCCACTTACCTGGGCGCGGAAAATGTAAATGTATCTCTTGCATGTTGTTGTTAAGCTAATTGGTTAATCTTGACGACGGAGGCTTGGGCGTAGTGATGGCCGACAAACGCCCACACCTGCCGGGGCTGGCCAGTCGTGTTGGGAGCCAGCGTCAGGGTGATCTGGCCGCCTCCGGCTGGTGTCTGCTCAGAGGACTGCATGCACCATACGGCGGCGGGGTCATGCCCGCACATGGTATCGTTGAGTATATAAACCGCCTCGGACAGCGTGGACGATACCGTCAGCGTTACCTCACCGCCCTCCGCAGGTACATCCAGCGCGGAAGCCGTCACCGCCGGCATAGGCTTGGCCGTTACTCCGTCCATCACCACGCGCCCCATAATGGATCGTACATCGTTGACCCCCAGCGCGGGGGCTGCGTCAATCCTCATGCCTCCCATACGCAGCCCCACTTGCAAGGTACTGCTTGCCTCGTGAGCCTTGGCCTTAACTGTGACGCAGGCCGTGTGGCCGCTGCCACAAAACAAGGATGTCATCGGCATAACATAATTGCCGTCGACAAACAGTTCCCATCTGTTCATCGTGTTTTGATGATCGGCGGCTGCGCGGGGTGCCATTGCCACGGCAACGTAAGTGATCTTGGGCACAAGCGCCCACATATATAGCTGGTCGCCAACGGCGCGCCCATAATCCGTGCCTCGGATCAGGCAAGACGTCGTACTCCCCAGGTAGCTTGTGGGATAAATCGTCACCTGCCATGCGGGTGCCATGTCCCGGCTGGTGTAATTATTGACTGCGTTGAGCAACGGATACCTGTAATCCGCTGCGTCCAGATTGTAGTCAGCCCAATGGATGGGGTGAGCATAACAGGGCGCTGCCGGATTAGTTGTCGATGAGTACCCTTGGGATGTGCTCCCCAGCAGGATAGACGCCTTGTCAGAGCCGATAATCCGCCATACAACGGCGGCGGCATAAGCACTATTGTTATGATCTCCCATGTAATTGGCAAATTTCCACGCGCCTGTAGATCGGCCAATCAAAGACACACCGGCGGAGGGCATCATGGTAATCAAAAAATCGTGCAGATCGTTGGTATACACCGCCTCCTTAGAGGATGCGTTGGCCGTGACTACATTATAAGCGTCGGACATCTGCATCTGCCGCACCAGTGTTGTCACCCAAGACGGGATCAGCGTCTCCATGTAGTAGTTCGCCCGCCGCCAATCATCTGCGGCCCGCTGCTCTATCAGCGCCTCGTAAGAGATAGCCTCCTGGGCCGTGGCAGGCAGCGGCACGCGAACGCCCCTGGATGCCGTGACGGTGGCATCAAATACCTGTGGCTGTGTCCATGTGTAGGATTTGGAGGTGTCCACAGCGCCCACGTCCCCGCGCGGTATAGTCATGTCCAGTTGCCACGATCCCGGCGTGCTGCCGGGTGTCAGGGAGGCGGTTGCCTGGCTGCCTGGCTCGCCCGTCGTGACCGTGCCAACAGTGATGGCCAGACCCTCGGCAATCTCCTGAGCTGCGTCCCTGGCCGCCTCGGATGCGCGGGCATCCTGGTATGTCTGCTTGCTGGTAGCGGCAGCATAATCCGTCAACCGCTGCACCTCGGCGCGGGTGGCCAGATTAACCCCTCCCACGCTGACGCCGTCCTGATAAGTACAGGACAACATCATTGCGGGCATGACGGTGGCATCGGTAATCGGTCCGTCCAGCGCAGACGCAATCCCGCGCCCGTCGGCTGCCGTCACCATCTGCCGGGCGATGGACAGGGGGATCTCCACTGGCGCCTCGGGCGTGCCACCATAGACGTGCAGCGCCACCTCGTCCCCGATTACAATATCCGTATCGGCAATCATCCCCCACATGTACAGGTCCACGTCAGTGCTGGATGCTACGGCCTGACTGGATCGTGCCGCCAATACCCAGTCCCCGCCCGGAGCACGTCGCCAGATGTCCAGCCAGCGCGGTGTGGTGTCCGTCGTGCCGAGGACTGCCCACATGTACACGTCACGCACCTTGCAGACGCTGCCGCGATAACCGCCGAGCATGTCGTCCCCAAACCTAAACCGCGCCCATGACCACTCCACGGTCTGGTCTTGGTCGTAGCCGGGTGGAGACATGGATGCCGTGCCGCTAACCGGAGTGACGTACATGCCGCGCTGCTGAAGGGATTCCTCCACGGCATCGTCTACCCATGCAGGGGATTCGGAAATAACGGTAATGGTGCCGCCTTCGTCCTCCGGAATCACGATGTCGAGATAGTCCGCAGGGGCGTTGTCATCCACGTCCACGGGAGTGACGCGGGGAGCCACATGAATGACACCAGCCAGAAGGGGCTTGTCTGTCCCGTCGCCGGAGACAAGGACATCATACCGATGGCAGCCAGCCGCGAGCCGGGGAAGCTGCAAGGCGCATCTCCCGTCAATGATCTCGGAGCCGGGTATTTCCCGGATGCCGTCATCAAGGACGCCGCCCCGGATGGCCATGCCGTTGAACTGCGGGCCTACTCCGCCGGAGGG